CGCGCGTCGAGGATTTCGGCATCAGGCCAGCACTGGACGGGCGCAATCGTTTCCCCGCCGAAGTGCTGCTGCTGGTCGCCGGCGTCGATACGCAGGACGATCGCTTCGAGGCCGTGCTCTGGGGCTTCGGAGAGACCGAAAACTTTCTGATCGATCACCACGTCATCTGGGGCGATCCGGCGGACAGCGTCACGCAGGCCGAGCTCGACACGTATCTCAGCACGAAGTGGGTCCACCCCAACGGCTGGAACATCGGCATCGAAGCAGTCGCGGTGGACAGCCAGGGCCACAAGACGCAGGCGGTGTATGATTTCTGCCGGCCGCGCTTGGCGCGCCGTTTCCACGCGATCATCAGCCGCGTCGGGCCGCGGCACCTCTGGGTGCCGGCCAAGAAACCGATGAAGGACGGCACGAGGCTGTCCATCGTCGGGCACGACGGCATCAAGACCCTTGTGCTGCAGCATCTCGCGCTGCCGATGGCAGATGAAGCCGGCGATCCCGTCGTCGGGCGCTGCCGGTTCTCGGCGGATCTGGAGACCGAGACGTTCGAGCAACTCGCTGGCGAGAAGCGTACCGTGCGCTACGTCCGGAACCGGCCCGTGCCGGAGTTCAAGCGGACGAAGCCGGGGCAGCCGGTCGAGGCGCTGGACGCCACCTGTTACGCATGGGCGCTGCGTTCGTCGCTGAAGATCAACTTCGCCGAGCGCCGCGCGCGCCGCGGTTCCGGGCCTGCACAGCAGAAATCGTTCGGCGATTTCTCGGCACTTCTGAATAAAGGCAAGTGACCATGACCGACACTGCCGGCAAGCCGCGCGTGCGCGTGGCCGCGACGTCCCGCGCCAGTGCATTGCCGGTCGCCGCGACTGCGCGGCCGACGCCGAGTGCGGGCTACATGCGCGCCTTCGATTCGGCGCCGATGTTCGCAGGCTGGCATCCGGCTCTGCGTGAAGCGTCGGACGATGTGAAGCAGGCGTGGCGTCTTGCGACCGCGCGAACGCTTGATGCGTTTCACAATTCAGGTTTTCTCGCAGCCTGCCGCGAAAAGTCGGTGGCTGCCGTCGTCGGCAACGGCCTCGATCTTGATTGCAAGCCGGCGGCCTCGGTGCTGGGTTGGTCTGACGATCAGGCGCAAGAATTCGCGACGCTCGTTGAGGCGCGATGGTCGGTGTATGTCAATTCGGCCCGGGCAGCCGATGCGCTGGGCTGCAACAACGTCCATCAGCTAGCCGCGCAGGCCTACGCCCATTCGATGGCGACGGGCGAAATCCTGGCGACGCTACCGTATTTCAGTCATCCGGGGTCGTCTCAGCGCACCAAGCTGCGGATCTTGCCCGCGTGGCGGTTCTCTAACCAGTCCGAAGAGCCGAGCCTCGTTCAAGGTGTGCGCGTCAATGACGCAGGCGCGCCTGTTGCGTACAGGCTGAAAAGAAAATCGCGGTTCGGTGGCGAGGAAGAATTCGAACTCGCGCGGTTTGACAAGTACGGTCGGACCATCGTCATCCACATCTTCGAAGGCGAGCCCGACCAGGTGCGTGGCATCTCGGACTTCGCGTCCGTGCTCAAGGTCGTGCGGCAATTCGACCAACTCGCCGACGCCACGCTGACGACGACTCTGATCCAGACGATCTTCGCCGGCATGTTCAAGTCGGCCGCGTCGCCCGAGCAGGTGCTCGATGCGGTGCGGGGAGCTGGCGAGCAGGGTGGTGAGACTGACTTCGCCAAGCTTATCAGCAGCAAGGCCGCGTGGTACGACAAGACGGATATCAATCTCGGCGTTCACGGCAAATTGCTGCACGGCTTCCCCGGTGACGAGCTGCAGTTCTTTCGCGCCGAGCATCCGAACACGGGCTACGAGCCGTTCGCAAAATTTCTCCTGCTGGAATGCGCGACGGCGTCGGCGCTGACGAAGGCGGAGTTCACCGGCGACTATACCGGCGAGACCTATTCGTCGATCCAGATGGGAACGTCGGTGAATCACCCCCGCGTGCTGCGCCGGCGCCGCTATCGCGTCGCTCCGCTTTATCAAGGGACCTATGAGGCTTGGCTCGAGGAGGATATCGAGCGCGGCGCGATCAAGTTCCCAGGCGGCGTCGATGCCTTCCTGATGCAGCGGGATGCGGTGTGTGAGGCCAATTGGAACGGCCCCGCTAAGCCACAGGCAGACGAACTCAAGACCGCGAAAGCGGCCGAGACGATGCAGTCCGTCGGCATCCCCGATCGACACATCTACGGTCTCTACGGTCTCGACCGCGACGACGCCTATGCCGAATTGGCGCGGGAAAAGAAGCTGCGCGCGAAGCTTGGCATCGAGCGGACGACGCGCGGTCCTGATGCGGTCGGCGATGCGCTGGCCGCGCAGGATGAGAGGACCAGTGAGGCCGCGGCGCCATGACAACGCAGACCGTCGAGGATATCGACGCCAAGGTTGCCGAGCTGCGCGCCGCCAAGCAGGCGCTGCTCACCGGCAATGCTGTTCAAGAAGTGATCCGCGGCCAGCGATCGACCAAGTTCGCGGTCAGTCTCAACGTGCCGGCGCAAGTCGAGGCGATCACCGCCGAGATCAACCGGCTGCTCGCGGACCGGGCGAGGCTGACGGGCGGCACGTTCGGTCGACGCCGCGCCATCACTTTCGGCTGACATCGTCACGTTCGCGCGAGGATCACAGATGCATTTTCATCGCGTCGCCAGCCAATTCTTTAACGCCCCCCTGCTTTTGTCGCGGCAGTCTGGCGAGACCATCGCCGCCTATCTCCATGCGCGCATGCGCAATCATGCGCCGGCGCCGTCGGCTGCTGCGCTTGCCCAGCCGACGGCGATGCCGTCAGGTGGCGACTACCGACCGGCGCCGTATCGCCTGGTGGGTAATACGGCGGTCATCGCCATCGTCGGCGAACTGGTAGGTCGCGGATACTGGATGAACGCCGACAGCGGGCTGGTGTCCTACGAGGGCATCAAGAATCAACTGCTCGCCGCCGCAGCCGACACGCGTGTCCGCAACATTCTGCTGGATATCCAGTCGCCAGGCGGCGAAGCGCTCGGCTGCTTTGAGACGGCCGCGCTGGTGCGCGCCGTTAACAAACAAAAGCCGGTCGTCGCGATTGCCAACGGCATGGCGGCATCCGGCGGCTACGCCATCGCCTCCGCGGCTGGCACGCTGATCACGATCCCCTCGGGCATGGTCGGCTCGATCGGCGTCATTTGGGTACATTTGGACTTCTCCCAGATGCTTGAGAACGACGGCGTGAAGCCGACGATTATCACCGAGCCGCTGAACAGCGCCAAGGCCGATGCCAATCCCTACGAGCCGCTTTCAGAGGAAGCCGCGCAGCGCCTGCAGCGTGATGCGCAGGCACTCTATCAGCAATTCGTGGAGAGTGTCGCGCGCGACAAACGGCTGACCGCCGCTGCGGCGCGCAAGACCAATGCCGACGTCTTCATCGGCGCCGCCGCCGTCGAAATGGGGCTGGCCGACGACGTCGGTACCTTCGAGGAAGTCCTGGCCGAAATGGCTACTGCGTAACGTCAACCGCCCGGTTTCGGGCCCATCAAGGAAAGCTGTCATGAATTTGGACAAGCTCAAGGCCGTGCTCGGGGGCAAGCCGGGCGCGAACGATCAAACCGCGTCCATGTCGACGGCGAGCGTCGAGAGTCTCAATCTTTCTCCGGCGCAGGCTACCGCGATTTCCGCGGCGCTCGAGGAAGCTGTGACCGCCGCCAAGGCCGAAGGTCACAAGGAAGGCGCCGCTGCCGCCCATGAACGGCTCGCGGCCGTCATCGGCCACGAGAAGATCAAGGGTACCGGCAAGGAAGGCGCGGCGCTCGCCCTCGCGGTCAAGTCGCCGCAGATGAGTGCCGACGACATCGCCGACTTCGTTGCCACCCACGCCGGTGCTCCGACCACCGACGCGGGCGACAAGACGCCGACGATCGAGCAGCGGATGCACGGGCAGGGCGCTGACCTGTCGCTCGGCGCTCCCATGAAGCCGGCGGGCGGTCAGGCAGCCGAGGCGTCCAGCTGGGACAAGGCCATCGCCAAGCTGCCCGGCAACGCGACGAAGAAGTAAGCGCGGGCCGCGCCCGCGTCGGAACTGAACCCACAACGACAGATCAACGAAGGAACTGAAACATGACTGCAAAAACGGAGCCGCGGGGGGGGCGGGGCGGCGGGGTTTGGGGAGACGAGGGCCAAA